TAACAGTAATGTTTGGTGCATAGATGTTTGCAGCTAAACCAATGTTACCACTTAGACTCTGGATACGTGTTTGTAAACCAGCTGCATTAGTACCAGTTGCTTCAACTAAAACACTGATACGGTCTGTATCAACTTGGTACATTGTAACTGTACTGTCGATAGCGATTTGACGTAGGATTGTTTCTACTGGACCGCCTGTACTACTTTCAGCAGCTGAAAGGTTACCTGTTAGATTTGTAATCTTAAATGCTGTTGGGCTCTTTGTCAAGCCTGTTGAAATGATTGTAGCTAGTGTACCATCTGTTTTTGCATCAACGTTGTTGATACCTTGTGCGTCACCTGCATAACGTGTCTGAATTGCCATTTTAAATCTCCTTAATATTTTGCGTCGAGCGCATGTAAGTATTTATGATATTCATAAAAAAAAGCTCTACCTAATAGAGCTTTTTTATTTTACTAATTAAACTAACAATTAAGCGATTTTGATGCCGCTTGTTGTAGAAACAGTAGCTGCTGTTGCATCAACTGCACTGAAAGCACCAATGTTAGAACTTAATGCATTAATAGCAGCTTGTAGTGTAGCGGCTGTGTCAGAACTACGCTCTGTCAACACGCTCAACTGACTATTGCTATCAACTTGGTAAGCGATAACTGTAGCGTTTGCAGAAACTACTTTTAAGATTGTCTCAACTGCACCGGCTGTACCATTTGTACCACGACCTAATTCAGCTGCTAAATTGCCACCTGTGCCAGTGATTTTAAAAGCCTGGATTGGACTTGAGATACCAGTATTGATAATTACTGCGTTTGCATTTTTTGTAGGTGTACCAACGTTAACAACTGCTTGTGAATCACCCACGTATTTGGTTTGAATTGCCATTTTAAATCTCCTTAATATTTTGCGTTTACCGCATGTAATTATTTATACAATTTTTAAAAATTGACTTATTTGTTAAAATGTGCTCGACCAAAAACACCACGATCTACCAACTTGATCATCCCGGCAGTACGGCTATTAAATACAAATCCTTCTCCAGATTTTTGGCCGCCGGTCCATTGTTCAAACCCCTGTACCTGTGGTTCTAATTGTGCTGCCAAGTTGGTCTTTAGTGCGTAAATTGCGTTCCAAATAGATTTTAATGCTTCAAACCCCGTTTGATTGCGATATATGTAACCACCTTGATTTTCGCCAACTAATTTTTTATACTGCGGTGCTGAAAGATTTTTTGAAAGCCAAGGAACAATTTCTTCATTGGTCTGTGCTGTGATTTTGTGATTAAAATATTTTTTGATTGCTTCTTTGGCAACACCTTGTAAACCACCTAAAAAATTATCCGCCAATTTACCGTATTGTGCAACTGCTTTATTAGCAGCACCGACCAATTGTACAGGAGTGTCCAACTTGAATGTTATGCCTGCTGTAGGACTTAATATAGCCACATTGCCGGCATTGGATAATCCGGCTTTGCCGTCCCAGGGAGTGCCATTTTTCTGATGCACAGCAACTATACCAACTTTACCAGCAATTGCCTGACCCAGTGCAGATTTAACAGGAATACGATATTCAACGGTTGTTGGTTTAAATATAAACATTCCTTTTTGTGATTGTAATTCGCCCACCGACATTAGATCGCCCTTGAATATAGCCTGCTCTGTGACATCGGCTTTTAGTCCTTCCCAGATTGCGGCTATCTTGGGATATAGATCAGTACGTGCTGTACGTGATGATTTCATTGTGGTATCGTAAACTTCCCAATCTTTAGGACTTTTAGCAAAGTAACCTTCGGGCATATATTTGTCATTGATAAAAAATTCTCCACCAGGGGTATAGCCAAACACCAACGCAATACCACCGTCCCATTTGATGCTGACGCCGCCGGGGTTGGCAATAATTTCTTCGAGCCCGCGAACATAATTGGCCGCACTTAAACTACCATCAAAGATACTGTCCTCAGGATGGGGAATACGTGGGGCCGCGGCTTCAAAGAGTGTGTTAATAAAATCTAATTTCATTGGAACAGTTCCCGGACCATGTCAAGACCTTGTTGTACTTTTTCTCTATCGTCCCTGGCACGTGCTATAGCAGCCGGTGTTGCGGCTTTGTCACGCTTTTTGGCCGTTATATCAAGCATTGCTTTTTCTTGGTATCTTTGCCAGAACTTGTTAATAAAGTCTTGTGCATCTGTAAATTTGTCAAAATCTCCTTGACCAAACATTCCATTGATTTCGCAACTTTGTGCAAATCCTTTGACACCATTGACCAATTTACTTATTTTAACATCTTTGATGTCGGTTCCTGGAAACCGTTTCAGCAGTGGATCTACCTTGGGATTGTCAATGCCCAATTGGTCAGCTTCGTACTTAAATGTATCATAGATAAACGTTTCTGGATTGGTAGTAATTGTAACGACTTGGGTACCCTTTTGTTTACTGAACGGAACATGTTTGCCATCAATGACTTTTAATTGTACACCAGCATGTTGAATACTTAGATCAAGTATTTCACCCAATACGCTGTACATGTTACCTGTTAATAATCCTTTGACACCACGCTCGGGTGTCACACGGGCAGCACCCCATTGTTCTAAACGTTCTGGGTGCCACATAAAATCTATTTGTACAAAGTCATTGGTACCAACTCGGAATGTAGGATGTCCGGGTTTGTCTCCCGCCTCTACATAGGACAAACCTGTGTTAATAAAATCATCTGTTAACTTATTCCAGTGTGCGGTAAATTGTGTATAGCCTTGTCCTGACGTTTCTGGCGCAATCATTTGTAAATCGATGTCGCCGTATATTTTTTCTGGATTGTCTATGGCATCTTGTTCGTGGTACGCACTAGATCCTGTGGGGCGGCCACGACGTATTTCGCCCACTTGTGCTCCGTACTGTTTGTTAAACTCAGCAACAAAACGATCAACCACCTGTAGAGCTACTGCTACAATCCGAGGATGTAGTACTGTATTCTGTGTTTTGACAGAATCCCACCCACCCTCTAAGATAAATTCTTTTGCTCTCATAGGGTTATTTCTTTAAGGCTTAATTCTTGATCTTGGTGTTGATGATATGCAGTAACCAATTTGTCAACGTAACCAAGATTACGTAAAACTTTAAATGCCAAATTCTCTACACTAAACTCACCGGCTTTTTCTAAACCAGTTTGACGCATTTTAACAATCTTATCTTTGATGCGTTTAAAATCTTCAGATGTTTTGGCCGAAGCAATAGCATCATCGATTTCATGTAGTAAATGAGCAACCTTGGTATTGACCGAACGATCATCAATTTTGGGAGGATCATAGTTGGGTTCTTTTAACCAATGTCCGTGCAGGATACTGTAAACTCCTCCGCTGTGGGGAGAGTTTTTTACGTCCTCCACGTATAATTCAGCTTCGTGACCACGTATGGTAATATCGTGCTCGTTGTTCCAAATCTGTTTCTTTGCTTTATAAAATGCACCAACTATATCGTCGCACTTTAAATCTGAATATCGTGTGACCACATGTATGTCAAAGTCACTGAATTTGGTCCAATTATAATTTGCCATAGATCCTGTTAATACTACATCAACAACTTTAAAATCAGAAATTTCCAAATAATCAACAAATATTTTAGCAATCTGTAGTAATTTATAACGAACTTCTGTACGCATACGATCATCTTGCCAGGCAAGAGGATTTAATTTATCATGATAAGCAACTGTGGCTTTTACGTAATCACGTTCTCTCATACTATATGTCCCAATTGACGGAACCAAGCGGCTGTGCCAGGGGCGGCATCTTCAGGCAATGTTAGTAGACCTTTGGCCTGATCATCTCGTGCCTGTGCTAATTTACCTTCACGGTCGGGATCATTTTTTAATGCTGTCATTATTGTCTTGACAGAATCCAAATCACTTTCTTTGGCTGTGGGTCCAAGTAATATTTGAGCTACATCAGCACGTTTACGGGCAACAACTTCGTTGTTGTCTCTACGGACTAACGATGCACCAAATGGGTCAAATTTTAGACCAAGATACTTTGCTATGCTGGCCATTAAGACAAAATTTTGTTGTCCTTTGAAACTTGGATCACTATACATACCACGTGGGCCGTGTTGATGATAAGGTGCTACAATATCAGCATCATTGACGACCATGTAGTCTACTTGTGCTATTTTATTTTTGCCGGTAGCTTGTTGTTTATAAGGAATACCGCAATGTACATTACGACCTTTGACATTTGCGTCCAGCTGTTTGGCTTGCAAATAAGTGGCCAATGATTGTTTAGCAGCCAGTACCGGATCTTTTGGATTGTCCTCAGTTTGGAATAGTGCTACCAGGTCTTGGGCTTCCAACATCAAATCAATATCGCCAGCAGGAACTGTTTTATATCCTGCACTACCAATATCTGCTTGTAGATTTTTTAATAACTGTTGCGGTAATTCTAATTTAGCACGTTGTACTACAGCCGGTACATCCTCTGGATTAACTGGCTCGGCGTTGGCAATGGCATTTCCACCTTCATATAGATACATTATGCTTTCACTCTGCGATTTTCACGTACTGTGCCCATTGCTGTTTTTAGTATGTCGCCAATAACGCCTTTGACCTGTATAGGTACACCATTGGCAAATGATGCTTGTAATTTAGCTGGGTCAGAAAAAATATTGTTACTTGTTTGAGCCTGTTGTGGAGCTTGGGCTTGGGCTTGATCTCCGCCGGCAACAGGAATGCCAAGTTGTTTAAATACCAAGCCGATCAAATAATCAGTTACACCTTGTTTTTTTAAAAAAGCGATAAGATCGTCACTGTTAACAGATCCGTCTGCGCCTACATTACCGGCCATCTTCCATTGTACATTTAAGTATGGTGCAGAAATTTTATTAGCGGCAGCATCCCATCCCTGTCCAACAGCCTTGGTCAAGCCAGCTAATCCTTTTTCTGCATAGTCAGCAGCTGTTCCTGCATATTTTTTGACTTTATCCCAACCAGCACCTTCGTTGAGTCGGTATGCACGTTCAACCATGGCAAAAATCATGCTGACGCCTGTTGGTGTCAAATAAACAGCGCCATGCGGACGACCTAAACTTTCGTTCAATTTCCATTTGTGTGCTGTCAGTTTGCGATCAATACATTCGTTTGAAGTGGTACTTGGACCCAATGATGTTATATATTTTGGTTGGCCAGCATCTTGAGCAATACGATCAGCAGACATGCCTTTATCACCGCCCCATGCATTTGCTCGGTCTGGCCAATTTTGCATGGCCAAATTATTGCTTGCAGATAAAGAGTATCCATTATCTGGATATTGCCCATGATAACCAAGTGCGTCGCGATATTCGCCTTGTTGTACACCTACCCAATTGTTGAACTTTTCTACTGCATCGGGTTCTGGTAATTGTAGTACATTGCCGGGATAAATCAAGTTTGGATTACCAGAGGGATCAAATAAATGATCCTCCCCATGAGCACGTGTCCAAAGGGCATACGCATCAGGATTTATGTGGCGAGAAGCTAAAATTTGACTCAATGTATCACCCTGTTTGACTGTATAATCAAACATGTGATCTTTTAAGTTATAGTTGTCTATTTCAAATTCACTATCGTTATATGCCGTGCTGTCATCGCCGCGGCTACCGGCACCGTTACCATCGGCATCGGCCATGGCATCTGTTGTTTCACCACCGGGGTAAACTGTTTGTGAAACAGCATTATTTATGTCGGTTGAAATATCGTGTGCTAATGCTCCAAGTCCACCAGCCACAGCAGTTGGGATAGCACGTCTGACTGCTTGACTTAAACTGTCACCTTGTATTAATCTATCAGCAAGTTTAAGACCCAACATGATAGGCAAAGCACTACCGCCTGTTGCCATGGCCAGTGCAGCAGTCAAACCAACATAGGCCTTACCGGTCAGGTTTGGATGTGTTTTGGCCCAGTCTCTGTACTTGCCCAGGATTTGCATGGCTTCTTTGCCTGCGCCGGTCTTGTTTGCTGCATCAGCTATTTGATCTTCCAATGAAGCAAATAGTGCATCAAAACCACGCACCGGTGCGGCATTTTGTATGGCGTCAAGTAGTGCTGTAAATGGTTTGGTAACTGCATCCGCACCTTTACCTAACCAAGTACGGTTGTTTACTTCTGCGTCGGTTTCGGCATTTTTATTATTGCCGGCGGCTGCACCTTGTGCAACTGCTTGGAAAATTTGTTGAACTTGATCGGCATTCAAATTCATTTCGTTTAGTGTACGAGACATTTTTTGCATTTGCTCGTAGATTGGTTCATGACGAATTCTTGATTCTGCGAGCACCATCAATTTGGGTGTAAAATATCTTTTACTTTCTTTAACTTCGGTGCCACCAGATTGCATCCATAGATTCTTGAGTACAGTTAATAATTTAGGATCTGAAATCAAATGATACTGTTCGCCACCATTGGCAGCAACATATTTGTCCCACTCTGCTTTAAATGCATTGGGATCTTTTAATGCTGGATTGGCCGCCGG